TTGGGCAACGTGCCACTGACCCCTTAAATAAAAGAGGTCGGCGGTCGCATTCCAACTCATTATGGTGTTTGCTTCCCAGCGTCGTGAATCATCATGCGGCACTTCTCTGGCATAAACCGGATTAACCGGCACACCATTGAAGAAATCCGCACCGCAACTTTCGCGAAAGGCAGAAGCCTTGAACGACTTGCTGATGTTAACCTTAAGAGCATAGCTCTCAAGGTACTTCACGACGAAGTCCGTGTACTCTACGGGAATGATTATATCATCTCCATAGACATCGATCAGTCTGCCATAACGGCGGATCGACCGTGAACTCGGACGCCTACCATCGAGTATGTGCATCGCACTCTGGATAAGGGTGAAAAACACCATTGCTTCTACGGGAAAGCACAAAGCTGATCCCATAGATGCATACTTAAACAGAACGATGTTAGTACCGTTTGGTAAGTCGGCATGCAAAGAACGAGCATCTTCTAGGTATGGAAGAAGCCCTGAGGTCTTAAAAATGCGCTGGACCAAGTGCAAATGCACTCGGTCTGACGCATCCTTCAGGTCTAGCGTTGCTAGTCGTCTATCTATGCTTGCGCGATAAGCGAGTCTCTGATTGACATCTTGACGCGTAAAGCGTATGGAATGTCTAGTCAGTGCGTGAGTCTCCAACGTCGGATATGCAAGGTCTTTTACGGCCTGTTGCATATACTGAACGTGAGAAGGCTCAATCGCGATGACTCGTGGCGACGTCTGCGTCTTAGGTACGAATACTACGCGAACTGGGGTTTCATCCCTCAGTTCAATGTATTCGACTCCTTTGACGCTTTCGACACACTCCCGCATACCACCGGCCGCAGCTGCAACTCCGTAATTGGGGAAGCAGTGCAGGTCGGACGGGAATGTGAACTCCGAACGATGGTTCCACTTGCTGATAAGGAATCGCTGGTTAGCGAGTAACCTATCAGCAGTGACACCGGGACCGTGATGACAGACGAGATCGAGATAGTCCAGCTCAGGAAAAACCTGGGACCAGACGATTCCCGAGACTTTGTCAAGGACGTTGTCCTCCCTTTCAACAAAAGGGGTCATACGGCGGAGTTCGCCTTCTACATCGATGAAATGTTGTGTAGCCAACGCATTACGCTTTGGACTACACTCAAGTTTTAGCTTCTTAAAGAAGCGACATACTTGCCTGATACCAGCGATGGTAAAAGGACATGGCTCATCGAGTAGCCTACCATCCTTATTGAACACACGTTTGAAGAAACCTCCCATAAAACGGGGGAGACTTCCATGCCTAGCAAAGTTGCTAGGACATGTGAACGTCCCATCTTCGATACCTCTTTCGAGAGCATCAGAAAGATGAGGAAGGGTAATCGTCAAAAACGAGAGCCCCTCGTGTTCACAACGATCTGCAACACGTTGCAGGTCGCGTTCTACGGACAAGTCTAGGTCTATACTCAATTGCTTGAGCACAGCCTGGACGAGCATGGTCGGTCTTTTCACTACTACCTCCTTTAAAGTGAGGAAGTAGGACCGTCTAGTGCAAACTCCGCTATCGGAAACTACACCGTACTGTCCTTGTCCGGCTTAAGTGACCGGAGAAAAGCAAGGAAAGTCGGGAGAAAACCGAGAACGGCGCCCACAATTCTTTCGAATCGTGACTGCGCCGCCATCAGAATTCTCCCCCGAGGACCTTCAGCTGGTTGGCATTAGTTAGCCAACCCTTCAGGGCCTCAACGAGGTAGCCGATCTCAGCATCCGTGAATACGCCAGAGCGTGGCTCGTCGATGACGAGATACACGCTGACGCCGGATTCCGCATTCACTGCGGAAATCGGATCGGCCGCAATTTTGGTTTGGCCGAGACGGACTTCACGACGAAACCGCTTAGCAGAAACATTCTGCTTTGTGGTCATCGTGGTTTTACCATCAGTCGACGTGAAGACGTTCTGCGTCTGCCCGTTTTGGGTTTTCGCAAGACTCGTCGCCACCGCATTGATGGTAACACTCTGAGGATCTGCAAGCACTAGAAGCTCCTTTCTTAAACGCAGGTAGTCGATTAAACTCACTATCTCAACCTAGAGAGGCCCAATGCTCCTAGTATCGATAGCTGCATTCCAGAGAGTTCATTCTCTTTGAATGCACCACCAAAAGGGTCAATCACCGCGCGAGTCTTTACAAAGGCCTCGCTCGTTGAAGTCCCGCTGATCTTGACTATGTTATTATTACGATCGAGAAAAGAACCAGCCGCCATTTGCATGACGAGCCAGGATTTCTCTCTCATAATGTATGCATAGTCAGAGGCCAATCGATCGGCTACTGTATCAGCTTGCATATTTTCTATGCAAGTGCCGATATTAGTAAACCAATCGAGCAACCAAGACCAAGGGATAGCACGGTAGATAGATGCCGGACTAGCATCAAGACCATAAAGTTTGGCCATGAGACTATTCGACAAATCTCTACCCGGAGGAGCAGGCGGAAGCCAATAACGAAATTGGGCAGATGCCCACCATCGTTCTCGGTTCCAAACTGTCTTTCGCCCGGATGGTACAGTCACATAATATTGTGTCTGTAGTACCGGTTGAAAAGCGCCGTAAGTTTCAAAAGAGAAATTTTCGACGATCTCCGCTGTGTCTAGGAGAGTAATCTTCCTTCGCACAGGCTTGCCGTTATCTCGCAAGAGCTGTTCCACGTGTTTCTTAGCCTTTTCAAAGGTCTGAAAGAAATCACGTAGATCTTTCAGCAGCGGTTTCCAGCCAAATTGAAGAGCTAAATGGTAATTACCAATATCGCTCAACGAGTTGTTTAGGAAACGCTGTCTAAGCATTTCAGGCACCTCACGCAATTCGAATATCGCATTGCTAAGGCGCATGTCAGGCTTAGTGGGCTTCATCTTGCCCCATGCTTCTGCCCCCCGGGACTCTGGTAACCAGGTCCCGGTCCACGCTCCCGTGTTGACGACGTCCACCGCAAAGCCACCTTCGTAGCTTTGCGAGAGGGGTCCTCCACCCGGTCCGCGCATAACTTCTCCCACTTGACAGACTGCACGAGATGTTTCTACTCCTTCGAGATAGAAAGCACCTCCCACATTCTTGTACTTGGGAAAATGGGGGTAACCGTAGTGGCCTTCCTTACCATACCGCATA